AATATGTTGACAGATTATACTTGCTACTTTTCTGGGAAACTTTGAGTTTCCCTTTTTTTTGCTTGTTTATAGTGTAGTTTTGTTGCTAGAATAGTGTAACTATAACTTGACAAGGAATTTTAGTTATGCCTGATGAAAATATAGAACTGGTCAATAACATTTTAGACCTTGAATGTGATTATAAGGGGATTGACACAGAAGAAGATGGGAGCTTTGAAGGTTACGCTTCTGTATTCAACAATAAAGATTTAGGAAATGATGTTATCAAACAAGGTGCATTTGCTAAATCAATCTACGACAAAAAACCAAGACAAATCAAATTGCTTTATCAGCACAAGACTGATGAGCCTATCGGTGTTATTGATTCTCTGGAAGAAGATAAGAGAGGATTAAAAATCAAAGGCAGACTTGCAATGGGAACACAGAAAGGCAAGGAAGTATATGAGCTTATGAAGATGGGCGCATTAGATTCTATGTCAATAGGCTACAAACTATCGCCAGATGATTACAAATATAGCGATAAGCTAAAGAAAAGAACAATTACGAATTTGGACTTAATGGAAATATCAATGGTTACGTTTCCAATGAATCCAAAAGCTAAGATTACGAAAGTAAAATTAGCAGAAATGAATGTAAGGGAAATAGAACATTACTTGCGTGATGTGGGCTTAATGTCTAGTTCTGTTGCAAAACAAAGTGCTAACATTCTATACAAATCATTTAATCCAGAGGTTAATGAGCAACGTGATGTTGTGGATAGCGTAAAGCATTTGATTGAAACAATTAAACATTAAGGGAGTTTATTATGAGTGAAGAAATTAAATCTGTAATAGACCAATTAGGCAATAGCTTTGAAGAATTCAAAGCAAGTAATGCTGAAAAGTTAAAAGAGATTGAAAAGAAAGGCTCTGCTGATCCACTTCTTGTTGAAAAAGTAGACAAAATGGCTGATGACATTGCTAATGGCAGAAACCAAACAAGCTATTGAAATTCAAGAGAAGAACTTAGCAGACGCACAGGCGAAGCTAGATAACTTAGAAACAGTTATTGCTAGACCAAATACAGGCGAAACAAAAGATGTTGACATGCAAATGAAAGCATTTGGCGATTGGCTAAGAAAAGGGGAAGTTGATGAAATGGAAAAGAAAGCACTTTATGAGTCAGATGACACATTAGGCGGTTTCTATGCTCCAGCAGAATATGTAGCAGACTTAATTAAGGGTGTTACAGAGATTTCTCCAATTCGTTCTATTGCGAGAGTTAGAACTACATCTAACAGAGGTATTGAGATTCCTAAAAGAACAGGTCAATTCTCAGCTTCTTTCGTTTCAGAAACAGGCACTAGATCAGAAACAACAGGATACACAACAGGCTTAATGCAAATAGACGCACATGAGTTATATGCGCTAGTTGATATTTCACAAGCTATGTTGGAAGATTCTGCGTTTGATTTAGAAGCAGAAATGTCAGAAGAATTCGGTACTCAGTTTGCGAAAGCTGAAGGTACTGCATTTGTATCTGGTAATGGTGTAGGTAGACCACAAGGATTTACAGATTCATCTGCTGGAGTTAGTTCAACTAATTCTGGAAGTGGAACTGCATTGACAGCTAATGGTCTTGTTGACTTAACTATGGCTATCAAATCTGACTATATGGCAAACGCAAGTTTTGTGATGAACAGAGCTACTTTTGCTGATGTGTTAAAGTTAGAAGATACTGAAGGTCAAAAAATATTTGTGAACGCTATGAGCTATGTTGGTGGAACTCCATCAACAATCTTAGGAAAGCCTTACATCTTGGCAGAAGATATGCCTGATGTTGCTGGTTCTGCTAAACCAATCGCTTATGGTGATTTCTCAAGAGCATACACTATTGTAGACAGAGTTAATCTTT